TTTAAATACCTAGATACAACGTATGGATTTTCTTTGAAGCCGCCTAATTTTAAAATATGTCCAGATTGATATTCAAAGTAAACACTTTGAAATGGCATGTTTTGTTTATCCATTTTTTTATAATCAAACATGGATCGTGGTTTAACCACATGCACTAAATCAATATCTTCAAATGGAGATTTTTTAAATATATTTTGGGTTTCTTTTGAAACATTATCAATGCCAAATTTTTCAATAACTGCCTCAACTGGCATTTTGAAACGTCTATAAATACAATCAACAAAACCTTTTTTGTTTTCTTGAATGTATAATTCTTTTATATGTCTGGCAGAAAAACGAAGTACATCTTCTTCATCTTCTTCAATTAATAAACAAGCTGTGCCAAATGCTATTAAGTCGTGATAGCACTCAAATATTTCTTGTTGAAAGTTAGATCGTGCAAAAGATACGTACATACGCTCCGTTGCATCCTCTAACCATTCTTTAGCTTCATCGCTTTCATTTAAAAGTGTTTCTTTAAATCGTAAAGCGAACCATCTATTTGCAGATGAAGTAAGCATACCATGTAGAGATGCTGCCAAAAGTTCTAATGCGTGTGTGGCGCTTGAGTCAAATATTTTTGCATGTCGTTTGTCGCCTCTTGCTCTGTCTTTTGTGATCTCTGCTTTTCTCGGCAGCATGTAGTCAGAAACTTCTTGCCAATGTGACTCGAAATTTCGTCTTTTTTCCATAAGCCGAGATAAGTTATCTTTTAGCTTACGAGCCAAATCTCTTAATTCTTGTGATTGCATTTATTATCCTAATAAAGTTTTTTTACCTAAAGTTAGTTCGTCTGAAGCGCCAGTAACGCTAGTCAATATTGTTGCCGATCTTCCACGCCTATTAACACCTTGCCTTCTTCGATCAGCCATTTCAATTGTTGTAGGACCAGCAGGTACGCTTGCAGGTTTTACAGCATCCATTTGTGATGAAACTTTTGGTTGTTCTGGTGCTTTTGGTGCTAAGACTCTTTGTACAAATCCGCCCATAACTATCCTCCTAATAAACTTGTTGTTTTTAAATTTTCTTCTTCAATTGGATTAAGACCTGCTCCAGTTAGGATAGTCGATCTACGACCTTTCCGTTTTGTTTCTTGCGCCAATAATTTATCCGCTTCTGCTTTTTCTCTTTCCTTATCTTCCCAGGAAGGAACATTCTCTGTTTTTGGCATTTCAAGCTGCGGTACAGCAGGCATTGAAGGTGGTTTAAATAATATACTCATATTAATTTATAGTTTGATTCTGCTACCGCTTGTCTATGTTCTGTTCGGTAGCTTATTTCTGTTATTCCAGTTGATAAGGTTCTAAATGCGTCTGCCGCATGTGAACTCCAATCATGAACTGGTTTGATTTTATACGTTCTTTCTTTGTCGTTATACTTTCGGTGATAATGACGTAAAGCATCAATTAACTTTTTACAATTATCAACGTCAATCCAGGTTCTCGGCAACAACATCTTGCAGGCATGAATGCCATCTTCAATCGTTGTCTTGGGAGATACTCTAAAATCAATTCCCATTTGATGAGCAACCTCTCTACGAGATTTGCCGCTAGTGAACTCGGTAACTTCTATGTCATGCGGTGCATGATGATTTTCATACACATAATCTTTTTCTTTTAAAATTTGCGCGTAATGAGGAAAAGCTTTATTACGATTTTCATAATAATCGATAATGTTAATTGCTCCTCCAATCTGCTGAAAAAAAATAATTGCAGTATTGTCATTAAATCCTAAATCCCAGGCAGTATTAACTGGATAGGCTGGATTTAAAGGAACTCGACACAATTGTTTTTTGTCATCCAAAGAAGAAATCAGCTCACCGTAAATTGAGCCGACAAGGTTTCCAATAAAGGAACATTCAAATTCCTGGTTATATTTATCTTTACCCATGACAGCAAGCGCGGCTTTAAGTTCAGATTTTTCTACAATACCAGTATCGCTTGCTTTTGCTCGGTAAAGAAACCAATTTGGATTAGTTTGCGCCTTTTGGTAAAAATCGTAAAACAGATTATTCATACCTCTAGGTGTCGAAACCAGAATTAATTTTCCTTTCCGATCCGAAAGCGCTGGTGTAATAACTTCGTCAATCAGATTTTGACTAATCATCGCAGCCTCGTCTATTATACAAATATCAAGATAGATTCCACGAATGCTATCTGGATTTTCAGAAGATAATAATGAAATTCTTGAACCATTAATTCCAAAATCACATCGAAGTTCACTTTCGTTCCACTTCGTGTGAGGTATTTTTTCAGTATAAAATTTTAAATAATCCCAAGCAATTTTTTTAGCTTGCGAGTAGGTCGGTGCTATATATGCGAATCTCGGTGCATTATTTCTGTTTGTCATTGCACATTTAATCAAATGATTAATGCACATAACCGTTTTGCCAAATCGCCTATGGCAACAAAGTAAGCTGTATCTAAATTTATCTAAATGATTATGAAGATAAGCTTGTTGCTTCCTTGGCGTATAAGGTATTACGACTTTCATTAGTGATAAGTTGGAGGTCCGTTATCATGCCAGTATCTCATCCTTATCTTTGAAAAAACATAATCCGCAAATTCT